CTCCCGTGTCATGACAGCCTGCGCCTCTTGTGAGAGCAGGTGACAGCGCAGCCAGGTTCTTCTCAGGAACGGGACGAACGCACAATCTCGCACGCGCGAGATGGAGTCCGCCTTAACCATTCCGAGGCCCTTGCCTTCCGGTGGATTGACATACCACCCGCCGCGGCCGATTCCTCGGCCAATACCAGGTGCAAGCACCGTCTTCCCGCCAGTCACGGGATAGAAACGTTGGGAGCAAAACGACGCATGATACTTGGCGTCGTCGCCCTTGTGCAGCTTCGGCTCGAGATCCAACCCAAGCGCCTTGAGGAGAGCCTTCAACGGCAGCTTCTCAATGAACGCTAGGTCCCCGATGAGCAGATTGTCATCGCCCAGGGCCGGGAGTGTGAGAGAATGCTTCTTCACGACCTCCTTAGGCCCAGCCAGTACGCCTGTCGCGTACCCATCGTGGAACGCGCAGCAGAACAGAATGCATAGCACCTGCAACAGGGTGTTGCCACATGAGGTATTGTGGTCACCACTATGTCTGCCGCCATCCACGGAATACTTCGTGCCAAACTTATCCTTGCCACGTGTTGCAATACCCGCCAGGAAGGCGGCGTAAGCCTGGTCCGAGCACCCAACATACTTGTAGATGCGCGCCTCCAGTTCCAACAGACGTCTGTGGATGGTGGAGTCAAACCTGGCAAAATCGCCCTCCAGAATGCCGAGCCGGCCTTGAAGACCAGCACAGGCTTGCGAGAACGCGGCACCAATTTCCTCAGCTGATGCGCCGGACGTGTACATAGGTCCCAAGGACGCTGACACGCTCCAAGCCTCCGCGAGGCGTTTGGAGAAGGCGCTACAGAAAGGTCCAGTAGCCACGTTGTGGGGAGCTGACCCACTCTGAATACACCGCGGGGAGAAGTCTGAAACTCCTAGCTCCGTGGATTTGCTCAATGCCTCGATCTTTGTGAATGCACCACGCATGGTGACGTATGCCTCATTGTAGCCAGCGACCCCGATAGACTCCAGTGCAGCAATGTGGACCTTGCGCTGGTGTTCGGG